AGCGCCACATTAACTCAGTGCTTTGCTGGAACGTCATTGAGATTGAAAGTCTACGCGCTTCGCCTAACTGATACCCTGCGGCATTGGTCAGTGCTTTGGCGATGGTCAACACTCGAGGACCACCCCCTCTACCATTCGTCCAACCTGAGTTTGAGCGAAGGCAGCAGCTGTCCATGTAGACATCGGTTTGGGTGCAGATAGTATCTAACACTTGGGCGACGACGTCACTCTTAGGTCCAGCACCAAGTAGGTGGACGCGGGAAGGCTTTACAGTGCCGCAGTATTCGAGTATCTCTTCTGCGCTGGTCGCTGCCTTCTTACAGGGCAGCGCGGGCATCCAGTTCATACCCTCCATCATTCTCGACACAGTATGATGCATCTGTGTCTGCGTCATTTCGCCCAGGTGCAGGGGCACCAAGATATTGGCTCCATCTTCGCTGACTTCTCTGAGTTCATCAAGGTGACGCGCCAACCTCTGCATTGTTTCCTTTTGGCTACCTACGCGATCGGGAGCAACAACGTAGAGCTGAGACTTGAGTCTCTTTGCCAAGCCTCGATATACACCGATGCGTCTGCGCCACTCAGCCTCGTCGATAGGTCGAACGACTTCGATCTTACCTTTTTCATTTACCTTGACTTCGCTGAAGGCACCCGAGTCGATGAATATCTTGAGCCCCGTACCTGCCAGTGACAGCACAGCTGCGTGAGACTCTTTGTTCATGATGTCGACGGTGATGCCCGCAGGGTGATTGATATCAGCGAACCCGAGCAGGTCCACTGACATCGTTGCGCCGCTTGCGAAGTAGGTGTAGTTCATTCGCTCCTGAGCCCGTAGCCGTCCCTGTACCACCCATCTCCCTTGAGAGAGAAGGTGGTGCTGGACACGACACGTTGTGTCTTTACTTTGCATGGCTTGCAGGTAGGGGCCTCTGCTTTGTTCATGCGTTGAAGCATCTCTTGCTTCTTCTTACAGACTGGACACTGGTATTCGTAGATCGGCATCAGTCTTCCAATGCCAGGTCTGCGGTGCTTCGCTTAATGCAGTAGCAACGAATCGATACACCATCCACGCGCACCACTCGAGTTCTGTTTCGACCGCGGCCACGGTACAGCCACTCACGCTCGTCCCATCGAGTGAGGAGTTCTTCGGGGTGGTAGCCCAACTCCTTGAGTACCTCACGGATTGTGAGCGCCGTCACTGCAATGTAGTCCCAGTCGTCCTTGCCGCTCCAGCTACCGCCCCAACCTGAGTTGGGTACGCGTGCAATGCCCATCGATGACGTATCGTGCCGACCGTAGAACTTGCTTTGGTTTGCAGCGCACCAACTGACCAAGTCCTGCATTGCAGCCAAGGGTCGGTCGGCGTCTTCACCTGCGGCGAAGGCACTCTCGATCAAGTGAGCGAAGGGATCTTCAACAGGTTTGGGTACACCCAACTGGTGAACAATACTGGCAGCCACTTCGAGTACAGCCAGGTGAGCCGCGTGTCTTCGAGCCACTGCTGTCTTAGCGATAGCTGCGTAGCCGTCCCTGGAGTTGCGGAAGACTTCACGGATGCGGTCGTAGTTCTTGTGGTTGCTGACCAGGTATTCGATGATGCGTCGCCCCAGGTGACCGTAGGTGCCCGCCAAATCGACCTGTAGGTTCTCGCTCATCTTGCCACCT